GCCAGCGGGACGTGGGACGAGGAGATGGCCAAGCCGCCGGCGGGACCGCCGCCGCCGAACACAGCCGCGCTGATCGCGGCGGCACAAGCGCGGGCGTCGGAGATTGAGAACAGAATCAACGTCACGCGGGCGCAGGCGCTCGCTGCCCAGCAGGGGCCGAACGCTGCCGTCGACCGGATCAAGCTGGAGATCGACTTCTCCCAGCGGCTGCTGATCGCCCGGCAAAACGAGATCGCGGCCATCATGCGCCTCACGCTCACCGACAGCGGGCGGGCTGATCTGGCGGTCAAGTCCGGAAAGATCGTCGCGGACGCCACGATCGAGCAGATCAAGCTGTACGAGCAGCTCGACGACGCACTGGAAGCCGCCTTCCTCGCCCAGGCGGCGCTCGCGGGAAGTTTCGAGGGCGAGGCCGCGGTCGCCGAGCGCGACATCGCGATCGAGAACGAACGCGCCGACGCGATTCAGCGGAGTGTGCTCGCCACCAAAGACCTGATCGCGATGAACGACGCGCTAGCGTCGCAAGGCGGGCGGGACACCGCCGACGAAGTGGCGGGCTTCGGGATGCTGGCCGCCGCGCCGAAGGGGGGCCAAGAGGACTTCCTCAAGCGCGGCCAGGTGCTCGCGGACTTCAACAAGGAGATGCGCGCGATCGCGATCTCCTCGAAGACGATGGGGATGGAGTTCGACAGTAACACCGCGAAGATTGCGGCGATGCAGTCGGCGCTGCTGAAGTTCGCGCAGGACGGTGTCGACCCGACCGATGAGGCCGTGGTCAAACTCTCGGCGGACCTCGCGGCGCTCAAGCTCCAGCAGAGCATCATCGGCGACATCTTCGGCGCGCTGAAGAACGCGGTCGATACCAGCGTGCAGGGGATCATCCTCGGGACCATCACGCTGAAAGAGGCGTTCCGCAATATGGGCCAGTCGATCGCGGTGTCGTTGGTCCAGAGCGCCGTCGACCGGGGCCTGAAGATCCTCCAGAAAGCGATCGAGGACTTCGTCGACTGGCTGGTGACGACGGGTCTGATTCGACAGGCCGCTGGCTTTGTCGCCGGCCTCGCGACCTCGGCGATTAGCTCGAGCGCGACGACCGGCGCGGGCGGCGACACTTTCAACAGCGGTATCGCGACGGCCTCGGGCGGCGTGTTCTACGGCGCCCAGAAGCGGCTGATTGCCGAGGCGGGGCCGGAGGCGGTCATCCCGCTTGAAGGCGGCGCCGTCCCGGTGAAGTTCGTCGGCGGCGCGCGGTGGGAGCAACCAGTTCCGGTGGCTGGCTACGCGCGCGGCGGCGACACGATCATCATCAATAACAACGCGCCTGCACAGGTCACGCACAACAGCAGTCAGGCGCCCGATGGCCGAAAGATCCACACCTTCGTCGTCAGCGAGGTCAATCGCGGCATCGAAGGCGGCGAGTTCGACAAGGCCATGGGGATGATCTACGGCGTGAAGCGCCAGCCGGTGGCCCGCTGATGGCGACCTGGCCCGGCACGCTCCCGGTGATCCCGCTGGTAGCGGACTTCAGCGAGTCGCCGCCCGACGTCCTCATCCGGACGCAGATGGACGCTGGCCCGGCGCGCGTGCGCCCGCGGTATACGGCCGGCGTGCGCCCGATCGGCGGAAAGATCTCCTGCACCAAGACCCAGGTGGCAACGCTCGATACGTTCTACGTGACCACCTTGGTGTTCGGCAGCCTGCCATTCGACTGGATCAGCGGCCGGACGGGCGCGACGGTGAGTTATCGGTTCGTCAAGCCGCCGGCCTACAAGCCCGATCCCGATGGCGGCAAGGATCGTTGGCTCGTCACGCTTGATCTCGAGATCATGCCATGACCCTCTCCATCCCCGCGCGGCGCGCGCTGTTCGCCTCAGAGACCGGAGAGGTGTTTCTCCTGCTGCTCACGATCTCCCATCCGTCGATCGCGCCGATCTACTTGGCCAACAATACGACGGACATCACGAGCCGCGGCAATGTCTATCTCGGGTGTCCGTTCCAGGTCAGCCTGCCGGACGAGAACGAGGAGCAGCTCGGGTCGCAGATGCAGATTCAGATCGATAACGTCGACCGGCGAATCATGGAGGGGATTCGCTCGCTGCCGGTCGGGTCGCCGCCGATCATCACGGCCGAGCTCATCCTGGCCAGCGCGCCGAACGACGTCGAGCAGGACTTTCCGAGCTTCACCTTGCGCCAGGTGGAGTACGACGCGCTCGTCATCTCGGGATCGCTGCGGGTCGAGGACATGCTGAACGAGCGGTATCCGCAATATGAATTTACCCCGCAGTGGTTCCCGGGATTGTTTGCGGCGGCGACGAACCGATGATCCCCGATTGGGTTGCCGAGTTCGTTGGAATTCCTTGGAAAGTGCGCGGGCGTGACCGCGAGGGCGCGGATTGCTGGGGACTGGTGCGCATAGCGCTCATGGAGCACTACGGCATCGTGGTGCCCAGCTACGACGAGTCGTATGACGACTTGCACGATGGCGAGTGGATCACGGCCCTTCTCCGCCAAGGCATCCTCAGCGACGGCTGGCATCCGGTAACCGATCCGCGCGAGGGCGACGGCGTCGTGCTAAGGATCATCGGCCCGCTGGAGCTACACGTCGGCCTGGTCGTGGCGCCCGGCCTTTTCCTGCACACGATGGAGAAGTATGGCGGCTCGGCTGTGGAGCGACTCGATCACCCGATGTGGGCGCATCGGATTCTCGGCTACTACCGACACCCCGAGGTCTCGGTGTGAGCACGATCGAAGTTCTCGACCCCGAGCCGGTCCATGTGACGGCGCTGACGCGGCCGTTCAACTTCGAGCGCACGCGGCTGGACGTGACCGGCCAGTACACCATCCGCGAGCTGCTCGCCCAGGTCGGCATCCGGCCGGGCACGCCGACGCTGGTCTACCTCAACGGCGTCCTCGTGCCCGAGCGCGGGTACGACCGCGTGCGCCCCAAGCCGGGCACGTGTGTGCTCGTTCGCGTCGTGCCGCGTGGTGGCGATGGTCGGAACATCGGAAAAATCATCGGCGGTGTGGTGCTCATCATCGTTGGCATCGTCCTCGCTGTGGCTGGCTACGGGATCGGCCTGCCGTTGGTGGCGGTGGGCGTCTCGCTGTTGGTCTCCGGAATCATCAACATCCTTCTTCCGCCGCCGTCGCCGCCGCGCCTGCGCGCGCTGTCGGGTCAAGACATGACAGCGGCGCTGAGTCCGTCCCTCGCGATCGGCGGTGGCCGCAACGCGATGCGGCAGTATGGCGTCGTCCCGCGGGTGATCGGTCGCCACCAGACATTCCCGCCCTACGAAGCGCTGCCGTTCACCGAGGAGGTGGGCGCCGACCAGTACCTGCGCCTCTTGTTCACGTGCAGCCTCGGGCCGTGCGATATCGAGGAGCTGAAGATCGGCGAGACACCGCTCGAGAACTTCGAGGGGGTTGACGTCGAGATCCGGACCGGCGCGGCGGGGGAGCCGCCGATCACGCTCTATACCTCGAAGGTGTTCGAGGATCCTATCGGCAGCGCGCTGACCTTCGGTCCCGGAACGTTGCGCACGAGTCAGACCGGCGCCGCCGAACTCTCGGTGTCCTTTGTCTTCCCGCAGGGCCTCGTCGGGTTCACGCCGGCCGGCAGCGCGTTCCCGGTGTCGGTGTCGTTCACCGTGCAGTATCGCCGAGTCGGGCAGACGGCGTTCTACGATGCGCCCGGCTCGCCGGTGACGGTCACGGATAGCCGCGAAGGCCTCGCGCGCGGGGGCTTGGCCTGGCAACCGACCGGAACAGGCGGGCTCTGGGCTACGACCTTCTGGGCGCAGTTCGGGCTCGTGAGCTACGACGGCACGCGCATCAATGATGGTGTCCTGAACGTCCAAGCTTTCCACGTCGACACCAGCCCGGCCGGCTCGTGGCTCCGACTGACCCCGGACATTCCGCGCGAGTTCGGTCGCGTGACGGTGACGACGGGCGCGGTCTCGGCGGCCGACAATGCCGTCTGGTCCGTGCAGTGGTCGGACGACCTCGTCGACTGGACCACGGTCAAGGCCGACTTTCACACGGGGCTGACCACGCCGCTCTCCGCGGCGTGGACGCGGACGGGCGTCCACGCCCACTGGCGGCTACTCAAGACGAATGCCGCGACGGTCGGGCCAGCGTATTACGAGGTCGAGTGGGGCGAGGTCGCGGCCGGGCTCGTCTCTGACCAGTTCGACGTGCTGGTCACGCGCACGACGCCGGACTTCGTCGATCCGCTCACGCGCGGCGCCTCCTTTTGGGGATCGCTGCGCACGCTCGGCCCCGACCCGGCCGTGCTCTTGACCGGCCTCGCCCAGGTCGCGCTCCGGATCAAGGCAACGGACCAGCTCAGTGGGCTGGTCGATACCTTCAATTGCGTGGTGACGAGCCGCGTACTCGATTACGCGAGCTACTCCGGCACCGTGCTTGCCGATGGGCCGCTGGGGTACTGGCGACTCGGCGAGATCGCCGCCGCGCCGACGGCCTTCGACGCCTCGGGACACAGCCGAGCGGGCACCTACCAGGGCGCGCTGGTGCTCGGCAACGCCGGCCTGGTGACGGGCGATCCCGCCACCGCGGCGCTCTTCGACGGCACCAACGATGCCGTGACCGGGTTCACGGGTCTCACCAACATCGACATGGGCTCGATGAGCTTCACCATCGAGGTGCTCTTCACGACGACGACCGTGTCGGGCACGCGGACGCTACTCAGCAAGGCGAGCGGCGATGCGTTCGGCACGGGGCCGGTGGGTTGGGCGATTCGCCAGAATGCCGCCACGATCCAGTTCGTCCGCAACCCCGGAGGCGGCGCCCCGACGATCTCGACCACGAGCGGCAGTATCACGACGAGCACCGCGTATCACTGCCTCGTGCGCTACGACCGGGCCGCGGGCCAGGTGACGATCGCGCTGAACGGCACCGTCCTTGCCACCACGTCGATCGGCTCGGCGGTCTATGCCGATCTCTACGACCTCCAGATCGGCCGCAACACGGCTGGCAGCTTCTGGTCGGGCAAGATCCAGGACGCGGTGATCTACCCGAACGTCGTCCTCTCCGCACCGCGCGCAGCCGCGCACTATGCGGCTTTCCAGGGCACGCGCGAGTGGGTCGTTCAGCGCACCTCAAACCCGGCCTCCGCGTACCGGACCGTGCTGCAGGACCGCGGCAACGCGAAAGCGGTCGGGGACGGACGCCTGGATCTCGCGACCTTCGCGGCGTGGCATCAAGAGTGCGTCTCGGGCGGGCGGTCGTGCAACATGGTGGTCGACTTCAAGTCGACGGTCGGCGATCTGCTGCGCGACATCGCCGCATGCGGGCGTGCCACGCCAGCGATGGTCGGCACGAAGTTCTCGGTCGTGCGCGACCTCCCGCAGACCGTCCCGGTTCAGCACATCACGCCGCGCAACAGCCGCAACTTCAAGGGGCGCCGCATCCTGCGGGATGCGGTGCACGCGCTCAAGGTCCGCTTCATCGACCCGGCAGCCGGCTGGCAGCAGAGCGAACGCATCGTCTACGACGACGGCTACACCGCCGCGAATGCAACGAACTTCGAGGTGCTCGAGCCGGTCGGCGTCACCGATCCGGACTTGGCCTGGCGCCTCGGACGCTACCACCTCGCGTGTATGCGCGCGCGGCCCGAGCTCTACGACGTCGAGATGGACATCGGGTCGCTCGCGTGTCGCCGCGGTGATCTGGTGCGCGCGGCCTATGACGTCATCGAGTGGGGCAAATCGCAGGGTCGGATCAAGGCGGTCGCGGTCGTCTCCGGCTCGGCCACCGGCATCACGGTCGACGAACTCTTCGCGATGGAAGCCGGGCAGACCTACGGCATCCGCGTGCAGCTCAGTGACGGCACGAGCCTCGTCATCGATCTGGTGACGGTGCCGGGGAACCAGACCGTGCTCGCCTTCGCGAGCCCGATCCCGGCCCCGCTGCCGGCGGTCGGCGACCAGGTGATGTTCGGACTGAAGAACCTGGAGTCGGTGCCGTGCCTCGTCGCAGCGATCCGGCGCGGACCGGACTTCTCCGCGATCCTCACGCTGGTCGATCAGGCCCCCGGCGTGCTGACGGCGGATCAGGGCGCCGTCCCGCCGTGGGATCCGCAGATGACGCCCGGCGGGCTGATCCCGATTGCGCCGCCGAAGCCGATCATCGACAGCGTCATCTCGGACGAAAGCGTGCTGCTGCGCGACCCTGACGGCTCGTTCTCCAGCCGAATCCTGATCGTCCTGCACTACGCGCCCGCGACGAACACGCGGGCCGACTATCTCGAGGCGCGCTGGCGCCGTCGCGACAGCACCTCGCCCTTCGACACCATGCCGCGGCAGCCGCCCGATACGCAGCGCGTGTATATCCAGCCGGTCGAGGACGGCGTGATCTATGACATCCGTCTGCGCACCGTCAGCGACGACGGGCCGACCTCCGACTGGGCCGAGGTGCTCGGGCATCTCGTGGTCGGCAAGACGTCGCTGCCGGCGCCGCCTCAGGGCCTGCGTCTCGAGAACGACCGGCTGGCGTGGGACTACCCGAACGCGGCGCTCGACTTCCTCGGCTTCGAGCTGCGCCGCTCGGCCGGCGCCATCGGCAACTGGGAGACGGCGTTCGAGATGCACGCGGGCACGATCAGCGGCTCGTCGTTCATTCTGCCGACGACGATCTTCGGCCAGTGGACCTTTCTGGTGGCCGCGATCGACACGAGCGGCAACGCGAGCGCCCCGATCACGCTGACCCTCGACTTCGGCTCGGCGGCGCTGAACAACGTCGTCGAGAGCTTCAACTACAAGGCCAACGGCTTCCCGGGCACGGTCACCAACGGCTCGATCATCGCCGGGAACCTGGTGGCCGATCAGATCCCGACGGGGTTCTGGACGCTCGACGGGAATCGGTTCTGGTCGCCGACCGGCACCACGCTCTTCTGGGGCGGCACTTACAAGACGATGACGTACGTCTTCACGTTCACGCCCGCGCTCGGCTCGGCCGGCGCGCGGATCGTCTTCGATCCGGTCATCGTCGGCACGGCCTGGTCGCTGGACTGGAAGAAAGGCGCGCTCGAGTACACGCCGTTCCCCGGCTCGGTCGAGTCCATCACCGCGGCGCTGCACACATTCCGTCTCATCCTGAACGCGGGCGTCGTGCAGGGCCAGATCAACGGGCTAACGCTCTACGTGGACGCGGACGACGTCACCGAAACCATCGCCAACTTTGCCGTGAGCGGTGCCTGATGGCTGTCGGCGACACTTTCACCGAAGCGACCACCGACACCCTGCTGGAGAACCACGTCCCGACCGGTGCCAACCCCGGCACGAGCTGGGCCGCCCAGGACGGGCAGATCACGGTCAAGGCGGCCACCGACACGATCGAAGAGTCGGACTTTCTCGCCAGCAATCAATATCGGATGACCGACGACCTCGGCTCCGATGCGATGGACGTGCAGGCCGTGTTCACGCAGCTTGTCGCCTCGGGGCGCCGTGGCGTGCGCACGCGCCTCGATCCGGCCGACTCGTCGGGGTGGGAATACTCCTACGACGCCAGCAACGGTCAGTGGCTGGTCACGGACGGGGCCACGGCCGACACGCTGGTCGAGGCCTGGCCCGGCGGTGCCGTCACCATCAAGGCCGAACAGCGCGCGGGCGTGGGGCGCCTCTACGTCAACGGCGTCCTCAAGATCACGAAGGTCTCGAGTCAGCTCGCCGGCCGTACCCGCGCCGGTGTCCAGCTCCTCAACTTCGACGGCACGGGACCGAACCACCGCGCCGATACCTTCACCGCCGACAAGGTCGGTGGCTCGGACGACTTCACGACCGACCGGCTCGCGCTCGACTGGGCGGTCCAGACCGGCGAGAGCACCGGCTCGGTGGCGGGCGGGACGTGGCGCGCGGAGAACTTTACCGGCGGCCATCGGCGGACCGCCGAGTCCTACACGGCCGACCAGTACGCGCAGGCGACCGTCACGAATCTGACGAACATGGCGCGGATCAGTGTCCGGGTCCGATGCGCCTCGGCCGCCAACACCTATTACGCTGGCGGCGCCGACCCGAACGATACGGGGAACTCGCTCTACCGAATCTGGAAACTGGTCGCGGGCACGTGGACGAGCCTCATCGCTCACGCCTCGCGGGTCATCGTCGTCGGAGACGTCGTCCGCCTCACGGTCGTCGGCTCGACGCTCAGTTTGACCGTCAACGGCGCCGTGATTCTCACGACGACTGACAGCAGTATCGCCACGGGTCAGCCCGGGTTCGGCGGCGGCGCGGTGAGCCCGCCGCAGTCGCAGTGGGACAACTGGTCGGCGGCGAACGTGACAACGGCGACGCCGAAGGTGCTCATCGCGAACCCCGGCACCTATCTCTGGGTCGGGAACGCGACCGGGGCGGGTTCGCGCGTGCCGGAGATGCCGCGCGTGTTCGTCGACACCACGTACGCCTTGCCGGGCGGCACCGTGACCCCCGTCGCCGCTGGCGCGAATCTCCAGACGGCGATCAACGCCGCAAGCCTTGGTGATGTCCTCGTCCTGGAAGCGGGGGCGACGTTCGCGCCGATCGATCTGCCCAGTAAGGCGGGCTCGACCTACATCTACATCATCAGCTCGGCGCTCGCGGCGCTGCCGGTGGGCGCGCGCGTCGGCCCCGCTCAAGCGGCCTCGATGCCGAAGATCGTGAGCACCACGACCGCCGCGGCGATCACGACGGCCTCGGGCGCGCACCACTACCGCTTCGTCGGGATCGAGATCGCGACGACCTACGCTGTCCGGAGCGCGACCCACTTCAACCTCATCGCCCTGGAAAAGCCGGGCGGCAACGCCATCGCCGCAGACTGCCCGCATCACATCATCTTCGACCGCTGCTACATCCACGGCACGGCGACCGGCAACGTGCGCCGCGGCATCCTCGGCAACGCGATCCATCTCGGCGTCGTCGACTGCTACCTGCGGGACTTCCACGAGGTCGGCGCCGACAATCAGGCCTTCGCGTGCTGGAACACGCCGGGGCCCATCAAGCTCGTCAACAACTACCTCGAGGCGGCGTGTGAAAACATCCTGATCGGCGGGGCCGATAGCGCCAGCGCGGCGATGGTCCCCTCCGACATCGAGATCCGGAACAATCAAACCTTCAAGCCGCTGTCGTGGCGCGTCGGCGATCCGACGTTCATCTCGCTCGGCGCGCCGCCGTTCGACCATTGGACCGTCAAGAACATCTTCGAGCTCAAGTGCGCGCAACGGGTCTGGGTCGACGGCAACCTCTTCGAGCGCAACTGGGGCGATGCCCAGAACGGCTACGCGATTTTGTTCACCCCGCGCAATCAGGACGGCACGGCCCCCTGGTCGGTTGTGCAGGACGTGAACTTCACCAACAACATCGTCCGGCACAGCGCCGGCGCGTTCAACATCCTCGGCAAGGACAATCTCCAGACGAGTCTGGCGACCGCGCGGATCCGCGTGAAGAATACCCAGGCCTACGACATCGACGGCGCGGTGTGGAACGGCACCGGCGCCTTTCTGCAGATGATGGACGGCGGCGACGACATCACCTTCGACCACAATACGGGGCTGCAAACCGGGTTCCCGATCCTCTTCACCTTCAACGCCGCGCTTCGCCCGGCGGTCCGCTTCGTCTTCACGAACAACATCGTGAACTATGGGTCGGTCGGGATCTTTGGCGACTTCGGGCTCGGCAACAACCTCGACGCGCTCGCGTCCTATGCGTCCGCGCCGATCCTCATTGCCTGGACGGCGTCCGTTGACGGGGACGTGAACGGGTATAACGCCTACTTCGGCCAGTCGTCCGGCGTCTATACCGCCGTGGGGTCGCCGAAGGCGATGGGTAACGTGACATCGGGCTCCATCCGTCCGAGATTCTCTGGCGCTACCGTCGTCGCGCTGAAAGCCACGGACACTGAGGGCCTCGAGAGCACCTTCTTCTCGAATGAGATCAACGGCGTCTTTCCGGCCGACTATGACCTTCGGCGCAATGCCATGATCGCCGGGACGGCGACGAATTTCCCGGCCGACAACCTCTTCCCGGTCAGCGCCTCGGCGGTCGGTTTTACCAATCTCGCGACCTTCGACCTGCGCTTGCTGATCACGTCGCAGTATCACAACGCCGGGACCGACGGCCTCGACCTCGGCGCGCTCCTCGTGGGCCAGAGCCCCTTCGTGCTGACGGCGGGGTCCGGGATGTACGCCTGGACTGGCAACGCAGCGACGCTCACCCGGCGCCTCCGGAACGTGCTGACGGCCGCGCCCGGCACCTATGGCTGGATCGGCTCGCCGGCGACCTTGCTGCTCACTCAGCCGGGCGTCACCAGCCGCCGCCTGACGCTGACCCAGCCGTACCGGGTGATCACGTCCGTGCTGCTCACGATCCAGAACGCGCCGGGAGAGACGGCGGTGACGGTCAAGGTGATGGACCTTCAGGCGAACCCTGGTCCGAACGGGGGGCCGCTGATCGAAGCCCGGGATGCGGCCGGTAACCTCGTGCCCGCGCACGTGCACGCGGTGGTCAATGGGTACTAGGCCGTGACGACCTTTCCAAGTGCGAACTACCTCCAGGACTCGGCCCGCACCGAGACCGAGGTCAAGGCCGCGCTCGAGGCCTGGCTGGCCACCACGAAGCAACTGCCGGGCGGCAGCGACATCACGACCTTGACAATCGCGTCCGGCGTCGTCACGCCCGTGACCGGTATGCACCAGCTCGAGACGGAGGGCGCCGCCGCGTCGGACGATCTCACGAACGTCATCCAGACAAACCTCCCGCCTGGCTGGCTGCTCTTTCTCTCGACCGCGAGCAGCGCGCACGACGTCATCATCAAGCACGCCGCCGGGGGCGCGGGCCAGATCCGGACCGTCAACGGCGCTGACTTCACGCTCCTCGATAACACGATGTGGATTCTACTTCGGCGCAACGGAACCCTCTGGGACGAGGTCTCTCGGTCGTACGGGAGTCAGGCGGCGGCGCACCGCGCCTTCTACGCGACGCCTGGATTCGGCCCGAACACCTTCACCGGCCGGCAGGAGTGGGCGAAGGGCGCGAACATCGCGTCGGCCGCCACGCTCGCGCCAGGGATCGACGGCAACTACTTTCACGTGACGGGATCCGTGACGATCACGGCTATCGCCACGATGGCAGCCGGGACGCGCATCCTGCTGGAGTTTGAGGCCAGCGTCACCCTCACCAACAACGACACCAGCTTCAAGCTGCTGAATGGCAGCTACACCACCAAGGCCGGCGACGTGCTGGAGTTCGTCTCAGAGGGGCTCGGCAACTGGCGTCAGGCTAGCGGGCCGGTGAGCACGAGCGGGTCGTTCCTTCTCGACACCGTCTCCATCAACGAGGACTTCCAGACCGTCTCGGCCGCGATCTCGCAGAACGCCATCAACACCTTTACCTACCCGTGGCAATTCATGGGCAACAATTCCGGGACCGTCGTGCGCGTGACCGACGTGCGCGGCGTGTTCGACGCGCTCGGCGCGGCCCTCGGCAACTCCGGGATTCAGATGGTGACGGAAGGCGGCAGCCCGGCGCTGTGGTTCAGCACGACCCTCACGCCGACGATCGTCTTTCGCGCCGGCCGCCGAGGCGCCACGGGCTCCGGGACGGAGACGACGACCACACGCCGGATCGGCCTTATGGACTCGATGCCGAGCTCGGGACTGCCGACGAATGGCATCTGGGTCGAGTTCGTCGCCGGGAATTACTTCGGCCGGTGCCGCGCGTCCGGGACGTCCTCGGCGGCCATCGACCTCGGTGTCGCCACCGCCGATGCGGTCATGGATCTCTTCGAGATCCGGGTCGTGACGGCTGGATTGGTGAACTTCTTTTGCAACCGGGTCTTTCGCGGCAGCATCACGACCAACATCCCAACCGCCGCGCTTGGTCTGGTGGGCTACCACGAACCCAACGGAGTCAACGCGACGAACGCAGGCTTCCGGATCGACTGCTTCGGCGGGGCGGGGGTCAGGTAATGGCGACCTATAACAAGTTCAACATCTTCGTTTATGACCTCGGCCGCGGCTATCACAACCTCGACGCAGCCGCGGACGTGCTCAAGGTGTATCTCGCCACGGCAGCGTCCGCGCCCGATGCGGAAGCCGATGCCGTCAAGGCGGACGTCGCGGAATTCGGGGGTGGCACCGGCTATACCGCGGGCGGCGCCGACACCCTGAACACGTGGACGCGCTCGGGCACCACGAGCACGCTCGGCGGCACCGACATCGTCTGGACTGCGGGTGCCGCGAACTGGGTCGCGTTTCAGTTTGCTGTGCTTTACAACTCCTCGCATACCACGCCCGGCCCGAATCTCCCGCTGATCGGCTGGTGGGCGGAAGCCGCGCCGATCACGCTCGCCAACGGCGAGACATACACGGTCGACTTTTCAACGATCGGCAGTATGTCGTGAAGACGCCGCTCCTCAACCCGCGCAAGCCGATCAAACCGCTCGCGGAGCAGATCGAGAGCGTCAATACCTGCTGCCTGCGGGAAGAGAACCTGTACGTCGCCGAGTACGTCAACGGCTCGATGGTGCGCAAGTGCCGACGCTGTCATCACAAGCACTACACGATGAAGGCCGACCTCGGAGCGATCTTCCGTCAGGAAGCGCGCGCCGCGCGGAAGAGGAGAGTCCTCAGATGATGCGGATCGCGCTCGCGCTGTTCGCGGGGATGATCCTCTGGGCGGGTGTCGGGCACGCGGGCCAGCTCGACGCGCTTTGGACGGCGCCGACGAAGAACGCAGACAACACGCCGCTCACGAACCTCGCCAGCTATCGCCTGTACTGGGTGCTCTTCCCGATGGCGCCGTGTCCCGGCACGCAGTTCATCGTGATCAACTCCCCGACGCCGTCGCCGCTGCCGAACACCACGGTCGGGACCAACCTCACGGGGCTGACGCAGGGGATGACGTACAACACGGCGGTCACGTCGGTCAGCACGAACGGCCGCGAGAGTACGTGCTCGCCGGTCGTGTCCGCAGTTGCCAAGGCGGGCGGCACTGAGCCGCTCGTGATGCTGACCGTAAACACGCACGGCCAGGGGACCGGTGGGGTATCCAGCGTGCCCGTTGGACTGTCATGCTCAGGCGTGGCCGGGACGACGTGCTCGAAAGGATTTCCGAGCGGCACCGCTGTAACGGTCACGGCCACGCCGCTCGCCGGTTCCGTGTTCGCGCGATGGGTCGGGGAATGCGAAGGCACGAATCGGGTCTGTACGGTCACCATGACTACGGCTCGGCTGCTCAACGCGATTTTTGAAATCGGCACGGCGCCGCCACCCAGAGTCCCGGGCCAGGCGGGCGTCTCCACCACGGTCATCAACGAATAGAGGAGGGCACCTATGCACATCGTGATGCTCACCCTTGCACTCTTGGCCGTCCTGGCCTCTCCAGCGCTCGCGGTCCAGCGCGCGCAAACGACGTGTACCCCGCCCGCCGCCGGGTCCGGCGATCCGCCGACCGAGTATCGGGTCGAGCGCGAGACGAGCGGCCCGCCGACCGGTGCCTGGGATGCGTCGAAGGCGGCGCAGGTCGCCGTGTTGCCCGTCTCCGGGCCGCTGGTATTCGTCGACCGGGCCGCCGTCGACGGCGTGCCGTATCGGTTCCGGTGCGTCGCAGCGAATGCGACGGGCGCCGGGCTCGCCAGCGCGCCCTCACAGTCGGTGACGCTCGTCCCGACGGCGCGCGTACCCGGTCAGGCCGGGATCACAGTGATCATCATTCAGGAAGCGGACCCGGTCGGGGGGCGCGCGGCCCCGGCGGCACCCGCGCCGAAAAAGAAGTAGGGGGACACGCGATGACACGACTCCCGCTTGAGCTGCTAGAGCGGCTCCGGGCCGGCCGCAAGGATGAGCCGACAATGGTCAGCGCCGCTGGCGTCGCCGCGCTGGCCCTGCTGCTCTATGCCATTACCGACGCACTACGCTTTGCCTATGGCGTGCTCGCCGATGCGGTGACCTGGCTTCGCTGGGCGCGCGTCATGTTGTTTACCGCCGTGTTCTGCCTCGTGATCCCGGTGACATCTCAGGCCCTCGGTCCGTATTTCAACTCGGCGGAACCTGGGTGTGATGGGTCCGACCCGAACGTGCTCTTCTGCGACGATTTCGAGAAAGATTGGCAGGGCAACGCGCCGGGCACGTGGTACGTCACGGACGGCGATACGGGCGGCCCATTCGGCAGTGGGTTCGGGCCGGATTATCCGCCGAATAAGGGCTGGGCCGGGACGATCTACGCCAACCCCATCACCCCGGCCAATGCCATCATCTGCGGCGCGGGCATCACGCCATTCGGCAACTGTGCCGCCAATGGGGGATTTCACCCTTCGGCGGCGCTCGAAGGCAATATCAACATGGCGTTCCACTACTTCAAGCGCGGCCGACCCATCATATCGGAGCCGAGCACCTATGGCGCCTTCAATCCGAACTGTGGCACGACGGGGCGCCAGCGCTGTGCGGTGGATGAGATCTTCATCCGCTGGTACTCCTACTGGTCGCCGGGCTATGCGTGGGGGCAGGAAAAACACCTCAACGTCACGAATTCCGATGGCGACATCGCATTCGTGGACATCCAGGTCAACTGTTCACACGGTGATAGTTCCACGACGGGCACGATTTATCATCAGGTCTACCACTGCACCGCGAACTGTACGGCGTGGACGACCCCGAACTGCGCTCCGAATAATACGGGCCCCCCGATCTCATTCACGGGCGGCCGGTGGTATTTCCAGGAACTGCACGTGATCGTCGATGCGAAGACGGGGGTCCCTGGAAGCGGACGTATCCGGCACTGGGTCAACGACTGCGGCCCAAGCGGGACCGCGTGTGGGTCAGCGCCGATTCTTCGCTTTGATGCCACCGGGGGGCTCCCGGGCAACATCCACGGCACTCTCATTGATAATATCTGGCCGGAAAACTGGAACGGTTCTGTGCGGCGACCAGGCCAGCCGGAATCCGTCATCTGTCCGACCGATGGCGCCACCGTCTGCATGGGCGCGAGCGGCACTGGGCCGTATTGGGATCAGTTCAAAGTCTCAACGGCCGGGCCGATCGGGTTCGCGGGCGGAGGGCCGGGCGGTGTGGCCCCACAGCCTCCCACGTTCCTGCGATTCGCCCTCGCGGTGCTGACCGCGGCGGCGGCCCTCGCGACGCTGCCGAAGATGATGGCGTAAACGTGGCGGCGATCACGACAACTCAAGCCGGCAATTGGAACCTCACCGCCACGTGGACCGGCGGCGTCGTCCCCGGTAACGGCGATACCGTCACGCTCAATCATGCCGTCACCGTGTCCGACGCCCGCACGGTCGGCGTCTCGCCGGCCGCCGGTGCCGGGACCAATGCCATCCGATCGAATGCCGTCCTGACGATCGCCGCCGGTGGCGTCCTGACGGTCCGCGGCGACATCGGCCTCAACAACGTGGGGCTGACGATCCAGGCGGGCGGGATCCTCGAGTGGGATGCCAGCCAGGCGGGCACGCCGTCGACGGCGCGCTACCGTCTCTTCGACATCAACGCCGCGGCCTCGCCGAACGCGATCATGACGATCACCGGGACGACCGGAAGCCACGCCGTGGTCCGCTCCAACGCCGGCGGCGCCAACGGCCGCTTTACGGACAACGGCACTGATGAGAGCGGCATGGTCGACGCCACGTTCTGCGACTTCCTGCGGATCGGCGACAGCGCGAATGCGGCCTTTACCTTCCTGCTGGGGAGCGGCCGCACGTTTAGCCTCGTCGACTGCACGCTCGATGCGTGCGGCCCGGTGGGCAATCAGCTCGGCGCGGCGGCGGCGGGCGACGCCATCCTGCGCTTCGTCCGTGTGCGGATGACGAACAGCGTGGGGTCGCTCACCTTCGCCATTCCGTCGGCCGCCCGAACCGGCGCGGGCGTGCGCGACGTCAAGTTTTGCGATCTCGACAAGAACTCGGCGTTTTACGAACTCGGCGGCTATACGGTCGAGGACACCATCTTCCGGGGCGCGTATGACATCTCGCAGGGCGTTCCCGCGAGCTTCACGCGCAACGTGCTGGCCTTTCCGCAAAGCGACGCTGGTGACTGGGGCGCCATCGGCACCGTCGTCGATTGCTACTGCGTCCGACTCGGGAATCCGACGAACGCGCACTATTTCACGACGACGGACGACACCGTGCGGATCACGGCCTGCGTCTTCGACATGCCCGACGGGACGGACGGGGCCGGCGACTGCATCACGATTAATGCCCCCTCGGCGGCTCGGACGATCACCATCGATCACAACATCGGGCTACACGCCAACAATATCTGCGCCGGGACGATGCTCTCCTGTCTGGGCGGAGTTAATCTCACGGTCATCGCCGACCACAATACCTATCACGGCGACTTCGGTATCTACGTCGGCGAGACCTACGCGGGCCACGCGGGGATGCTGGCCTCGGCGAAAAGCAACCTCTCCTATCACAAGACGGCCGCCAGTTCCTTGATCATCCGCGGGGAACCCGGCGTCATCCAGAACGTCATTCAAGGCGTGAACGCGACCCGGAATGGGGTGTGGAATCCCGCGAATACCGACGGCTACGGCTCGGGGCTCAGCTTCAGCCCGGCGGCCCACGGGGCCGGGGATGTCATCGGCGACCCGCAGTTCAAGAACATCGACCGCAATATCAAGACCTGGGACACCACGCTCGGCGGCCCCGGGACGATCGCGAACGCACTCGACCAGATCGGCACGGGCGCCCGCACGGTCCAGGCGCTGCTCGACTATATTCGGGATGGCTTCACGCCACGCAACTCGGCATTCAGGAACGCCCACGATAGCGTGGCCCCCTCGCGGGGCTGGATCGGTGCGGTCGAGGGCAGCGACCCGATCCGCTACTCGTACGCCAACTTCTCAAAGGACCGGCTGAAATACGCCGATCAGGTGACAGCGTAATGGCCAGCGGACTGTACCTCTTCGGTACGACCGATAAGTTTTCGCTGATCACCAGCGCGGCGGCGACGATCGACGTGTATGCGTCCTTCGTGGATTGGCTGGCCGGCGCCGTCACGCCCGGCTCGCCCCAGGTGACGGCGATCACCACGGCCACGACCACCGACATCGTCGCGGCGCCGGCCTCGAGCACCTGCCGCGAAGTGAAATACATGCACATCCGGAACAAGGGCGCCACGGTCGCGTCGGACGTCACCGTGCAGCTCAATCGCAGCGCGGTCCTGACCGAGATCCACAAGGTGACGCTGAATCCGGGCGAGGAGCTGGAGTGGACGGAGGCGACTGGCTGGTTCACCTTCGCGCCGGCGCCGAAGCTCGATCTGTGCAAGTACGTCACGGCCAACTCGGTGCACGCCACGGCGGCGACGTTCGCCGACGTGACGGGCTTGACCTTCCCGGTCATCTCGGGCCGCAACTATGCCTTT